GGTAACGATCCAAGGCAACAAACATTTCTACCCTCTCTTCGATGATGCTGGTATTCATATTGCTAACAAGGTTAGGCGGGTGGATACAAAAGATTTCTACTCTGAAGGGAAGGTTGCAGCTAGTACTTTGTTTGGGCAGAAAGGGTTCAGAAAAGGGGGTAAGTTTATTACCCTATGTGAAGGGGAGATCGATGCTCTGTCTACCTATCAGATGCTTGGATCGAAATGGCCTGTTGTTTCTGTTAAGACAGGTGCTGCTGGTGCAGCTAAGGATGTTGCTAAGAACTATGAGTACCTTACATCATTTGATAATATAATTATTTGCTTTGATAATGATGATGCAGGTCATAAAGCAGCTAAGAAAGTAGCAGAGGTCTTATCACCCAAGGCTAAGATCATGCCTATGCAATACAAGGATGCCAATGATTATCTGCTAAACAAAAAGCAGAAATTATTTGTTGATGATTGGTGGGAGGCTAAGACATATACACCTGATGGTATCATAGCAGGTTCTGAAATGTGGTCTTCTATTATGGAAGGGGTCGCAGAACCTGCTATTGTGTACCCTTATGATGGGCTACAGAATTTAACCTACGGTATTCGAATGGGTGAGCTTGTTACTATCACCGCTGGTGCAGGGCTTGGTAAATCACAGTTCATTAAGGAACTGGTGTACCATGTCCTTAGTAGTACCTCTGATAATGTAGGTATGATGTTCATGGAAGAAGCTGTTAAGAGATCAGGTCTTTCTCTTATGAGTTTAGATGCTAACAAACCCTTACACTTACCCGATGTGTTTTCATCAGCAACCGATAAAGAATTTAAGGATTCCTTTGATAACACGTTAGGAACTAATCGTCTATTCTTCTATGATCACTTCGGTTCCAATGCTATTGATACCATAGTAGGCAGGGTGAGGTACTTTGCCAAGGCATTGAGTTGTAAGTATGTTGTCCTAGATCATGTATCTATTATCGTATCTGATCAGCAGCACGGTGATGAACGACGGGCACTTGATGAGATCATGACCAAGCTTCGAACAGTGGTGCAGGAGCTAGATATTTGTTTACTTCTAGTATCTCACCTACGTAGACCATCCTCTGCTGGTCATGAGGAAGGGGCGGCTACCTCCCTTAGTCAGTTGAGAGGGTCAGCTTCTATCGGCCAGCTATCTGATATTGTTATTGGATTGGAGAGGAATGGGCAGCATGAGGATGAGAAGGAGAGACATACTACCACAGTACGTGTGATAAAAAATAGATTTTCAGGGTTGACAGGCCCTGCATGTAGGCTGTACTATAGCCGACAGACAGGTAGATTGACAGAGCTTGAAGAGGAAGGGGAGGAGTTTGAATGATTGTCTTTCAATCTATCATCAAAGAGCTTGACATAGTTACGAACAAGCATGTATACTATCTTGTTACTGGAAATGATAAACAAGAAGGGGTATGGTTTGTTAATGGGAATGTCATCTCTATTCGAATGAAGAAGGCACCAGGATCAGAGCCGTCTTCCTTCTGGCTTGATGAGATGTTTAAATCTAATGCTCCGAAGTTTGAATCAGATTTAAAACAAGTCAAGCGACTCCTAGAGAGAGGGGCAGTTGTGGTTTTCTCCCCCTCTCTTCTAGGAGAAGACATTGATAAGATGAGAAGTGTCTGTCCTGATACGACAGCTTTCATAGAGCGTAAGCTTGCAGCGGTGTTACATGACAAGCACTAGATCAAGGAAAGCAAAGGGGAGGAACTTACAGAACTTGATTGTTAATAAACTTCTTGATTGCTCACAAGATTTAGAGCCAGATGATATTAAAGGGGCTATCATGGGTGAGCAGGGGATGGATGTTAAACTTTCTCCCGCTGCCTTTAAGGTATATCCTTTTAAGATTGAATGTAAGAACCAGGAAAAATTTAAAGGTATCTACTCTATCTACTCTCAAGCAGAAGGACACGAAGGGAAGGGAGAACCTCTCATCATACTGAAAATGAACAGGCAGAAACCATTAGTGATAATGGACTTTGATTTTTTTCTTAATTCCTACAGAGGAGATACTAAATGAGTGAAATTTGGAGAGGTAAGCCTGAAGATGATGAGCTAAGAAAATTAAAAAAGGAAAGACAATACATTATCTTTGTCCCTAACCCAGAGGATGAGACAAACTTTTCTGTGATGGTAGTAGATACTCTCTCTTCTAACTCTATTCCCGAAGAGTATCAGGAAGAAAGCTTTAATGTATCTAACATTATCATTAAAGGGATAATGAATATGCTAGATAATGAACTAGACTATCTAGTAGAGAGAGGGGAGAGCTTCATCATGGATGAATATAGAGAAGAGAAAGAGAACGAGTTTAAAAATTCAGAAAATGTTATTGTGTTTGATCCTAAGAAAGCAAAACATTAAAGGAGAATGAGAATGAATGATGATGAATGGAATGAAGTCAACAGCCCTTCTCACTATAACAGTAACACTATGGAAACTATTGATTTGATAAGGGACAGTATGGAATCGGAGGAGTATAGGGGATACTTGAAAGGAAATGTTTTTAAGTACGTTAGTAGACATCGCTACAAAGAGAAAGATAACCCTTATAAGGATTTGTTGAAGGCACAGTGGTATCTGTGTAAACTCATAGAGGACATGAAGAATGATGGGTAGAAGTGAAACCTTACAGGATAAGTTACATATGTTCCACCGTGCTTTCAACCATCCTACTGGGCTAAAGTATCCCTTACCTTCTGCAATAGTGGATAGTGAAAAGGCTTTGCGAAGGACGCTTATACAGGAAGAATACAAGGAGTTGATGTATGCTATCAGCAATGAAGATGATGATGAGGTTCTTAAAGAACTTTGTGATCTGGTTTATGTGTGCGTTGGGTTTGCTGTTACTTACGGTTGGTCTTTTGATACTGCATTTAATAGAGTACACAAGTCAAACATGTCTAAGCTGGATGAAGAAGGCAATCCACTGTATAGAGAAGATGGTAAAGTGGCTAAGTCTAGCTGCTATGAACCACCGAAACTTTCGGACTTAGTGTGATGTGGGGGCAACATCTTATCGTAGACATGAGTGGTTGTAATCTTACAGTAGTTACAGATAGGGAAACAATCCACCAGTTTTGTAATGAACTCGTTGAGAGTATAGAAATGACGGCTTATGGGGAACCATTGATAGAACACTTCGCCAAGCATGACCCACATGCAAGTGGACACACGCTTGTCCAGCTTATTGAAACATCTAATATCACCGCTCACTTTGTGGATAGCACAGGGGATATCTACCTGGATGTCTTTTCTTGTAAGGAATTTGCAGAGGATAGGGTGTTAGAACTTTGCCATGATTTCTTCTCACCTTTAACAATACATGCAAGTACATTGGATAGGACCGCTGGTCAACCCTCTTCTACAACATGGTCTTGGCCTAATCAGAAATGAGTTCTTTTCTTTTATCTCTTCCTATGCTATGGTTGGTTACGTTGGTGCTTATAACTTGTGATATTAATCCTTGAAGGAGAACAACATGGAACGTATGAATGTAGAGGAAGAAACTGTTACAATGATAACACCTTCTAAGAAAGAAAGGTGGTGGGCATGGCATCTAAAAAATCCTCACGTTTATCGCCTCTTCAAGCATTTCACGTTTGAAGCCTTGAGAGAACGTAAACATAAACATCTTGGAGCATGGCTTGTTGTTAATCGTATTCGCTGGGAGACTAATATCAAAACCACAGGAGAAGATTTCAAGATCAGTAATGACTTCATTGCCTATTATGCAAGGCTGTTTATGGAGCATTATCCTGAACACAAAGGATTATTTCGCACAAAATTACTGAAAGAGGAGAGACATAATGGACGTACCTATTAATCTTATGAATGATATGATAAACTATCTTGCACGACAACCCTACAAGGATGTAGCTGGTTTGATTGGAGCGGTAGTGAAGCTGCAAGCACAGGAACAATCTGAAACAGATCAGAAGGAGCTACCCTTAGAATGATAACAGACTATCAAGCATTCATTCATCAGTCACGGTATAGCCGTTGGCTTTCTGATGCAGGACGTAGGGAGACATGGGAGGAAACAGTTACAAGACTGTTGGATTTCTATAAGTACTTTCTTAAAACCAACCATGACTATGATCTGCCGAAGGAAACCTACACTGATCTATACGTAGCCATCGTAACCATGCAGGTGATGCCCAGTATGCGGGCCATGATGACGGCTGGACCTGCACTAGAACGTAACCATATCGCTGCATACAACTGTAGCTACCTACCTGTGGATAGCCCTCGTTCTTTCGATGAGTGCCTATACATCCTGATGCATGGCACAGGTGTGGGCTTTAGCGTGGAACGGCAGTTCATTAACCAACTCCCTACTATCCCTGATCAGTTTGAACTTAGTGAAACTTGTATCGTTGTACAGGATAGTAAGGAAGGTTGGTTTAGATCATTCAAAGAACTGATTAATCTGTTGTATGCTGGTCAGCTACCTAAATGGGATATGACTAGGATTAGGCCACAAGGTGCCAAGCTGAAGACCTTTGGTGGTAGAGCAAGCGGTCCTGAACCTCTTAATGAACTGTTTAAATTCACTGGTAACATGTTTAAGAATGCTCAAGGTCGTAAGCTTAATAGTTTAGAATGTCATGACCTCATGTGTAAGATTGCTGATGTGGTTGTGGTAGGTGGAGTGCGTAGGTCTGCACTTATCAGCCTAAGTAACCTTAGTGATGATCGAATGCGTCATGCTAAGTCAGGTGATTGGTGGAACAATGAACCACAACGATCCTTCGCTAACAACTCTGTATGCTATACAGATGGGTTGGATACTGGTTCATTCCTACGTGAATGGAGTGCCTTGTATGATAGCAAATCAGGTGAGAGAGGTATCTTCAACCGTCAAGCTGCACAGAAACAGGCTGCTAAGTATGGACGTAGAGAAGCAGATGTAGACTATGGTACGAACCCATGTAGTGAGATCATCCTTCGACCTAAACAGTTCTGTAACTTGAGTGAGGTTGTTGTGAGGGTGGATGATACAGCAGAATCCCTACAAAGAAAGATTGAACTCGCAACAATCCTTGGTACAATTCAATCTTGCTTCACCGATTTCAAAGGTCTGGGTAGGCAGTGGTCTAAGAACACAGAGGAGGAAAGGTTGCTGGGTGTATCTCTTACTGGTATACTTGATAATGCTATGCTGGCTAACAAGACAAGGGACAGCCTACCTGCCCTGCTAGGTAGTCTTAGGACAGGTGCAGTCAATGTTAATCGTAAGTGGTCAACTCTGCTGAACATAGAGCCGTCCGCTGCCATCACCTGTGTCAAACCATCTGGCACCGTCAGTCAACTGGTTGATGCTGCCTCTGGTATTCACCCTCGACACTCTGATTACTACATCAGGACAGTACGTGCAGATAAGAAAGACCCATTAACTTTGTTCATGACTGATGCTGGGTTCCCTGTCGAGGATGAGAATAAGAAGCCAGAGTCCACTGCTGTCTTCTCCTTCCCCATTAAGGCACCGAAAGGTGC